GGTGGTGGCGCTATTGCTATACCGAAAGGGTGGGTAACAAAGATAGAATACCTATCCGTTGACTACGCAGAACACGAATAGCTTGTCAAGAAAACAATTTTAAAAAAGAATATTGATTGGAGAGAAAATATGTTTAAATTAGGTTCTCACCAAAATACAAATCACAGGAGACATTATGGAAAATCAAGAAGTATTAAAAGCCATAGCTGTCCTCGCTGACAAGGTGGGGCGCTATCACGAACGTTTAATGATTATGGAAAGAGAATTAGAAAAACATCAGAAAGACAACTCAAGTCACTGTGATGAAAACTGTGAGTGCAGGAAAAACTAAAGTTCTCCTCCAGATCCAAAAACGTCTGGCATTTTAACAACGCGAATGGTAACATCTTTGGTCTTCGTTGAAGCCCAAGGATTACCACAGTCGCTACAATCACCTGTTGCTAACTCTTCTGAATCCACTTCATTATTACAATTATTACAATATACTTTTTCCCAAACCTCTGGTTTCAAAACAGGGACTTTATTACCGTTTACTACTTCGTGACCAATGACTTCGGCGTCTTGTACTTTTTTACCTATCTCTGACATTACGTTATCTCCATTATACTAATTAATATTCTTACGTTTAATCCTGTTAACTTAATAGCATCTCCTTGTTCTAATACAATAGGAACGCCTTCTGATAATACTTCTATTTCTGAAGCATCTGCTAAACTGTTTATATACAAAGGTATTTCTCTATCCGATTCACTGTTATCAAAAGCAGATACCGTTGTTGTTACCGCGCCACCTGTTTGATTGGATAAACGAATACTTTTAATAATGGCCGTGGTCGGTGGGACGGGAGGCACGGCTCCTGAGTCGGCTGTTGGTACGGTATATGTTGCTACCGCACTACCTGTGCCCACTGCTGATTTACTAATAAAAATATCAGACACGGAACCAGCTCCTAGCCGTTGATTCGTCTTTTATGTCTTGTTGAAAACCAAAGTTTAATTGTTGTGTAATCTGTTCAAGAATACGAATGAGTGCGTTAAACTGTTCTGCCTGATAATCAGGCGTTGCATCTGGTAATCTTGTTGTTGCTATTTTAGCCATTATCTACCTCCATCTGGTTGCACATCTAAACGCAATGTACCGTATCGCCAGTTTGCGCCAAGATCGGTGCTTTCAATTTTTAAATTTGTTTGTCTACCTCTACCACGTGTATCAAATTTTGTCGTGCTAGAATTAACTGTTCTAGTAACAGTAGTAGATGACGTATCATTTGGATATGTTTTAAAGTTCATGGTAATTGTTGCATTACCTGTTTGGTTTTTAAAATCAGGAATACCGCGACTGATATGTAGTAATTGTTGTCCGTCTTGAATATCAAAATCACCTGATTGTATAAAGGCTGTCATTGCTGTTAAGTTATCATCCGTTCCTGTTTCTTGTTGATAATAAGTGGTAGCACCAGCAGTGACACCTAATACAGTAGGCGTTGTTGGTAAAGATGTAGGGCTATATAATGTTGCATAAGGTTGTTGATAGACACCGTAGTCTGTCCATGTTGTTCTTGCTAATGTATTAGTATACCATGTCTTTTCTAAATAATTATACGTTACGGATCTATTAATAAAGTTTGAATCAGCAGACGCATAAAACCATGTAATTTCATTAAACTCTGAATTCACTCCTGCAAATGTTTCTGGTTGGTGAGCCGCGCTAAAATCTTCAAAGACAAAGTCTTGCACCGAACATGGCAGTTTACGAATAGTACCATCGTATAAGAAGAACGCATTCTGTGACATCCAATACGCAACACCATTAATATCAACAGCACTATGAACGCCAACAGCACCACATCCACCACCTAATTGTACAAGAGAAAAAGTAAAAGGTGCACCAACAAATTGTAATGCGTGTAAAGATGTATCTGTCCAAACTAGCACCGCATTACGTGATCTTGTTGCTGCCACAATCTTTGATCCATCTTGAATACGGAAGGAACCTGCTGTGTTTGTTGCAGCAGGTGTCCAATCCGTATAATCTTCTTGGGAGGAAAACCGCAAGAATAAATCATCTTGCGTAGAAGCTGTACCAATTGTTGTTTCTGTACCAAATAAAAAGACATGTCTATCAGGCATGGAAACAAGATTAAACCGTGAACTTGTAGGAGCTTGTGAAATAACAGCAGCTCTGTTGCTTGAGGTTCCTGATGATGTATCCCAACGATAAGTAGATCCTTTATGTACGGTTGCAATTAAGTCTTCACCAAACGTATCAAAAGACCAGTTACGACCATCAATCGTTACGGTAGATGTAGATCGTGGTGTGTTCCAAGCATCAACATTCCATGCGTCAGTACCCCAACCATAACCATAGGTTGATGTTTCTTGTCCAATACTAATTTGATAATTTGCATTACCTGTACCACCGCCTCCTGCTGTAGAGCCTGTCGCTGTATCTGTATGTGTTACAACATAAGAGTTAGCATTAGTAATAGAAGTAATTTCAAATTCATTATTCATATCTAAGCCGTCAATAGCAGAGAAAGAATCAAAGGTTACAAAATCACCTTGTATCGCACCGTGCCCTGTATCCGCTACGGTGACGTTGTTAGTTCCATTTGTTGTAAAAGGATTTGTTAAAGATGTAGGACCACGACGTATAGGTGTTATATCGTATGCTGTACCTTCTGTGTAAATGTATAATTTTCTATCCGTTCCGATGGCCGCGTACCGTACACCATTGAGATCTGTCCATGTGTGTTGATCTCTTGCAACACCGATAAGTGTATCTGTAATAATAGTAGACCAACCACCTATTTTTTGTGGTAAGCCATAATGAAATCGTACATTTTGTGCATCGGTCCAACGACCTTCTGCACCGTATTCTGTATCTTGTTTATCTATACCAGGAGCTAAGTTTAATTTTGTTAGCATTATGCAATCCTCATAAATCTATAATTAATTTCACCGTTGCCGCCAGCACCGCCAGGAGCGCCTTGTTCGGTTCCTCCACCGCCGCCGCCTGATCCTCTTGTGCCAGGATTACCAACTTGACCTGGTTCGTAAGAACCACCATTACCTGCGTCACCGCCTGTTCCTCCTGCTACATTACCACTGTAAGAATCAGCACCATCAGCACCGCCAACATTACAGTTATCACCAGAACATCTGTTTCCTCCTGATCCTGATGCACCATTACCTGATTGATTAAATGCTGATAAAGGTCCAGAAGTAAATGTTGTAATATCTAAACCATCAACAGTAGTTCCTGATGTTAAAGTCGTACCTGAAATAGTAGCTGATCCTCCTGTTCCAGCAACAGCAACAGAGTTGTACGTTGAAGTTGCACCAATACCAACAGCTAAACTAAATAAAGATCCTGAAGAGGTGCCTGATACCGTTGTTGCAGCACTTCCATTACCGCCACTACGAGATGTTCCATCACCTGGAGGATCGCCAATAGGATCACCACCAGCACCACCTGTGCCAGTTACTATTGTTAGTGTTTCACCACCTGTAACAGAAAAAACTTTATCTGATATAAAAGCACCAGAACCACCACCAGCTCCTGCATCTTCATATCCTCTCGAATCATAATCCATACCACCAGAACCACCACCGCCTGCGGCAGCAGCATATTCAACATGAATAGCATTTGCTAAAGAAGGAACGGGAACAGTGCCTGTCGTTGTAGAAAAAGAAGTGGTATCATAAATGATAAAAACTTCACGCCAGCTTCCACCATCTTTTATGTAAACATTATTAACCGTTTTGTTAGTGAAGGATGTAGCATCACGTACATAGACTCTATCTATTGTACGCCAAACGCCTCCATCTTTAACATAAACTGGCATTATGCATTAGCTATATTTATACCAAATGTCACCATTTGATCCACCACTTGGATCTGATGTGCTTACCGTACGTGTGCCGTTAGCATTGGTTCCTGCTGTTGCAGAAATGAAAGCTTGGACATCACTACCAATTGCGACACCCAGATTTGTTCTAGCACTTGATGCTGAAGCAACATCATTTAGGTTATTTGCTGTTTTGTTAACACCTGTTAAACCTGTACCTGAAAAATTATATCGAAGAGATGCGTAAGTTGCCATATTATTTCTCCAGTAGTTTCCATCCGTACGTTGCTCCCGAATAGACCAACGCAAAAGCAGCACCCTCAGTTGCTACTGTTAAATCTGCTGTTGCACCATCAATCTTTTCACTGTTACGACCAACGGTTAAATTATTTGAATCAAATGTATTTGCTAAATCTAAGAAACGAACTTCATCACCAACACTAGGTGATGCTGGTAATGTAATAGTAAAAGCAGCACTAGATGTATCAGCAAATATTTTATCACCAGGAAAAGCGGTATATGTTGTTGTCTTTGTTAACCAGTCACTTCCTTGTGTTTGTAATTCAAACCAGTTTGTACCATCGGTTGCAATGAAAACATTTCTTGATGGATTAACAACAAAAGTATTTCCTGCTCCACCAAGTCTTGCTGTAATCTTATAAGTTGAACTAGCATTACGTAAAAAATATAATTTTTCTACGGTAGGAAACTGTACGATAAAATCACTTGTATGTCCTGTGAACAAAATAGCAGCTTGTCGTGCTTCATTGTTTGCTTGTGTCTGTGGTCCGTTACCCGAGGTCAGCGTATAAGGACTAGACTCTGCTCCTAAGTTTTTGCTGTATACACCTGCAATTGACTGTTCAAATACCTGATCAAAGTTATTATTGGTTGTATTACCCCAAGAGTTGGATTGCTCTCCTGAACCAATTAATTCTATTTTTAGTCGTGTTGAATATGTACTCATAGTTTATGCTGCATCTAACCAGTTCATTGTAGCACTATCATCGACTTCTGTCCACGTTGAAGTTTCTGAGTCATCAACTTCTTGCCATGAATATATCGCTGGTGTGCCTATAGAAGTTGTCATTTCTAGACCTGTTGGTGTTGCCACAGAGCTAATAACCAAGGTCGGTGTGCCGAGAGACATGGACATTGATTGTCCAAGTGGCACCACGGTTGCTGTTGCCGATACAACAGGCGTACCAAGAGCTAATGTTGCTGCCTGACCTGTTGGTGTTGCCACCGCTGTACCGATAATATCAGTTGCCCCTAATGATACAGAACTACTTAGTCCCGTTAGAGAAACAATAACTTCTTGGGTGGTTGTGCCTTGAGCCGTGGTCAGTGCTAAGCCTGTCGGTGTTGCCACCGCTCCCGCTTCAACCGTAACCGTACCAAGAGCCGATGTTAATTCTTGACCAACAATGGTTGGATTAAGTTGAGGTGTAACCGTACCAAGAGCCGTGCTTGCTGATAAACCTGTTGGTGTAGCAAGAGCTGTCCCTGAAATAGCAGGGGAACCAAGAGCCGAGGATAGGGATTGTCCTGTTGGTGTTGCCGCAAGCGCTGCTCCTACATTACCAACAGCGGTATTCATTGATTGGCCCGTGATCGACGGTACCAATCCTATTGTTGTTGATCCTAAAGCTAAAGTGGAGGCTAGGCCTGTAACGGCTACGACAGCGTTCTGTTGGCCTTGTGCCGAAAAAGGTGCTTCTGCAAAAGTTGTTATACCAAACGCCATAAATTAGTCTCCTAGAATGTCATTATACACTCCTGACATCCTGTGTCATTATGAATTAGCCGCATCCCACGCAGTTTGTAATTCTACAAGTTTAGCATTTACTTCTGATTCTGTTGGTTTTGAATATGGGTTATCAATCATTCCATCTTCGTGTATGTTACCCGTATAATCTTTATTCCAAATTTTAGGGTGCATTATTAAATTAGCATAGATTTTATTTTTACTATCTGACCAACCAAACCAATTACCTACTCCCATAGATACTAAAGCGTCTTCAATATGATTTGGTCTTCCATTATTATCTGGCATATTATGTATCTCCTAGTCGTATAAAAGTAGCCCAAGTTTTATTTTCAGTAGAACTTCCATCTGCAGTACCAACACTACCTGTATTATTGAAATAAAATTTTACCTTTCTATTTGCTGTATCAGATATGTCTACAATCACATTTGCATTTCCATGAGCATAAGTTGTATTTGAATCTGTTTGTTGAACAAAACTTCCATTCTCTACAACGTTAGAATATGATGAATTATCTGTAGTCATTTGTATTCTCGTTTGAATTTCTCTTGAATTACCATTATAAAAAAGAGTTACATCCCAACTAACTTCCCAAATACCCGTGCTTGGAAAAGTAAATACTCCAGAGCTTTCAGACATTCCTGTACCAATTTTATCAAAATTAGTATCATTTCTTTCCCAGTTTGCAGTTACAATACCAGCAGGTGTAAAATTAGTAGTCACTCTCCATTGGTCAGCTTCCGTAATACCACTTGTGTAGCTTGTTGTTCCTGTCCCACCATTAGCGGCAGGAAGCGTACCTGTCACTTGACTGGTTAAATTAATTCCAGAAATATTTGCGCTGTTATTTGGTCCAAGTCTCGTTAGTGCCATTATG